AATTGTTACTTTATAACAAAGAAACAACAAAGCCCTTAATAAGGATATTTGACGAAAGAGATTATATGAACAATCTTATGTTTACTCTAAGAGAGCAGTTCTCCTCAGATCCTACTATTTGCATTGTACCCTTTTACGATAGACCTAATAACTTCAGCAGGCTAGAAAACGTTACAGGAACTCAGTTCAGAGCTACAGACATAGCCGGTGTATACGCAGCTAGGGTACAGCATGTCCATATTAACCTGAACTTTATAGCTAAGATCTTAAAAGGGAGTGCTGATAAGGACGGTAAAGTTTCACTTTATACCTTTTTATCTAAGATTGTAGCTGGTATAAATAAGAGTCTTGGTAGTATTAACAATCTTGAGATTAGTTATGATGCTGATGAAAACCTAGCTATTATAGTTGATAAGACTAGAATCCCGGGCTTTAAATCAACTAAAAATACAAGTTTAGCTATATTTGCAATTAACGGGGTAAACACTCAATCGGGGTTCGGTAGCTTTGTAAAAAACCTAAGCCTTCAATCTCAGCTAACCAAAGACCTCAGTACAATGATGGCAGTAAGCGCTCAAGCTGGAGGTAATGTTACTGGAGAGGATGGTACTTTTTTTGCTACTATAAATAAAGGTTTAAAGGACAGAATTATTCCTGAAAAGATTGACGCTACAGATGCATCAGGAAAAGTAAATAGCGAAACCGAACAAACTCCCGAACAAAAGTTTTCCGGATACCAAACCTCGTTAGCAGGTTCAATAAACGCAATCTACAATTTATTAAAAATAAATAAAGGAACAGTTGAAACTCTACAATCAATACAAAAAGATTACCTAAAGTATATAAGAGGCAATACTACTAAAAAAGGAAGTATTGAAGCTCAAGGGTTTATACCGTTAAATATGGGTCTTGAGATACACGGTTTAGGGGGAGTAAAACTTTGGCAACAGTTTAAAATTACTCAAGAAATTCTACCTCCTTACTATACCGGTCAACTTTCCTTTATCGTAAAAGGAATTAACCATAGTATCGATAACGATAAATGGACTACAACCTTAGAAACATTAGCTATAGCCTCTGAAAAGAGCACTGTAACTCCTTCAGAAATACTGAAAGAAAAAGTTAAACCAAAAAAGATATTAAGGGAACAAGGAGAAGGAAATCCAGACAGCGTAAGAGGGAATAGTAATCTAAAAACTATTTTTGCAAATGCAGGATTTACTCCCGGTACCGCTGAGTATGAATTAGGAGTTACTATAGGAACTAAAGAAGGATGGAACCCAAAAGCAAACGACGGAGTAGGTTCTAGATCATTTAGAAACAATAACCCAGGTAACGTAGATTTTGATAAGGGGTTATCAACTATCGACCCAGGAGTAAAGCTTGAAAAAAATCCTTACGGAAGTAGTAGGTTTGCTCATTTTACTACCGCCGAGTTAGGAGCTAAGGCATTGGTACAGAAAAAAATTATAAGATGGGCTGGAGGTTTAATGCCGGTAACGAAAGGTAATCAAAGTTTGATTACTGATGCAAAGAAAGGAGATAAATATAAGAAAGGTACCAAACCAACCATTGCTCAATTTTTCTATACCTACGCACCTCCTAATGAAAATAATACCGAAGGATATATTGCGTCAGTACTAGCATCGTTACAAAACAAGTTTCCAGATAAAGACATTAAGAGAACTACTATAGTAAAAACCTTACTTTCCTAATGTATATTCCTAAGTCTAAAATTCAATCAAACCTCTTTACAAACGGAGGTGAGTATTTGCTTAACGGAGTTGACTATACCGGTAAGTACTATCTCCTTTATAATGGAAAGGCATATACAGGAATAGACCAGTACGACGGTACTCCTGAGCTTTTGGTGAAGTATACACCTCAAAACGCTCTCACCGCTAACGATAGAGTTACCGACGACCTAGTTTTTCCTTTTGAAAGAGCAAACAGTACCGAAGATTATTCCTCCATTACCTCAACTATAGCTCCTTTAGTTCAAGCTCCTCTTCAGTACTTTTCAAACCCCTCACCTAATGAGATATCAATAGGAGAGATGATAAGGTACTTTCTTAAGAGATTTAACGATCAAAGATTTGTAGAGGTTAACGAAGAAACTTACAATAGCATAAACAACAAGGATAAAAAATATGCATGGGAGTTATGGATACCCTTTGAAGTTCCATGGGTTATAAAAGGTTCTGAAGATGAAGTTGCTAAAAGCAATAAAAAGATCGTATATTATACAGAAGAGAGATATAAGGTACGAGGCTTAGCTAAGTTCCTTAAAAGTAACTTTACATATAAAATAATTATGTAAAGGATTAGTACTACCGGTTCTTTGACATCTAAATACAAAACAAAATTATGGAAACAATATCATTTCTTTTAGGTGTAGGTGCTGTTATTACTTCGGTAATAGTTGCGGTTACGTTTATGAACTATGTAACAATTAAAAACCTTGGCAAGGAAATCATTAATCTTCAAAACGTTGATGAATCTGTCTGGAGAGATCTAGATAATAGAGAGTCTAAGCTATTAGACCATTCAAATGAGCTGGATAGAAGTATCCGGCAAGAGCTAGAGAACCTCTACCGTCATATCGATAGTAGGGTAGATAAACTAGAAGAGAAAACAAAAAAAGAGTTGAAGGATCTTACCTCAACTAAATCTAATTAATTAACTCGTTAGAGGACCGGGGTACTAATACTTACTGTATTTATTTATTTTTAAAATAAGAAAACTTATTTATAAAAAAATTATAATCTTTTTAAAAAAAGTAAAAAGATTTATACTAGATTTAGAGTCTTAAAAAGGTTTTATGTTTTATATCGTTGAAGATGATTCTCAACTGCAGTTACTGCAAAATATACGGGAGAAAAAATGCTATATAGAGCTTATAACCTCCAACCATAATTACCATCCTAAACTTTCCTTTATATCTCTAATCTATATTAGAATTATAGATCAGGATAAGGGCTATATCATACCCATACTTCATGATGAGGGTATGAACGTAGACCTCACTAGAATACAGAGTCTAATAAACTCTATAGATGAAGTTTATGTATTGGATAAGAAAAATTTCCTTTATTTCTTCTCACATAAGAATATAGTTGATATATCTCTTCTATACTCCCTTAACGAGTATGAACAGTTAGAGATGGGCAATACTACAAGGCAGTATAATAGTATGTACCATAAGCATCCTACAAAGCCTGATATAAACTGTATTATACCTATTTCAATTCATTACCAAAATTGTGAACAGAACTTCGATGTAGTAGCGAGAGTATTTAAGAGATATAAGAGCTTTTTAGAAGATCCAAGCTGGTCGTTCTACAATAACCTATATGTAGGAGTATTCTATCTTATGGAAAGCTTTGGGATAAGATACCAGTACGGTAATTTTGAAGAGATCTATAAACCTAACTTCCTGGCTTATAATACCTATAAAGACCAGATGTTTACCTGCTATAATTTAAATAACGTTACCTCCCGACCTTCAAATGCTTTTAACTCTATAAACTTTGCTGCTATTCCTCATAAGGAAAACTACAGGAGAGCTTTTATAGCTAGAAATGATTATTTAATCGAGTTTGATTTTGACGGCTACCATATACGCCTTATAGCTGATACCGTTGGGTACGAATTTACTTCCGAAAGCATTCATAAACAGCTTGGGCGTTTATACTTTGAAAAAGAAGAACTTACCGACGAAGAATACAAAGAAAGCAAGAATACTACTTTCCAGATTCTATACGGAGGAATACCCAGCAAATGGAGGTATATAGAGTTCTTTGACTTAGTGCATCATTATATACAAAAGACTTGGAATGAGTTTACTGAAAAAGGTGAAATAAGATGCCCCATATCCAATAGAAGATACACTAAAGAGGTAGGTGAAATGAATTCACAAAAACTCTTCAATTATATCATACAAAATTTGGAGACCTCCCGAAACGTTGTTATATTAAAAAAGGTACTAGGATTTTTACGAGATAAGAAAACTAAAGCAGTTCTCTATACCTACGACGCTATACTGTTCGATTACAGTAAAGAAGACGGGAGAGAGATTCTAATTGAGTTAAAAAACTTATTAAGTGAAGAAAATAAGTACCCTGTAAAAATGAAGTACGGTAAAGATTATCTTTTAACTAACTGAATACTATTTATAAAGTGGATTTACTATTACTTGAAGACGTGGCCAATAAGCTGTTCTGTACATTTGCTCAAGAGGATGAGCTAGATAATATTGTTAGTGAGATAAACAGGAGATACACCATTCAGTTTGGGAAGATCTTTATTTTATATTCTAAAAGCAATCAAGAATATATTTGTACCTATAATGTTGATATGGTTAATGTTTTTAACTTTATAGAGAATACTATCTTAGTACATAGAAAGAAAGAGACAAATACTCTTTATACTATAAACGCACTCAATACTCTCATTAAGCAACTTAACGAAGGAGTACTAGATACTACTTTTAAGGTAGATTGGGAAGAATATAAAAACTGCATTTTACTTACTAAAGGCGATGAGCTTAAAAGAGTGAATACAAAGCTTCATAAAATTATTGAGGTTTAGTTGGATCCAAAGGATTCCTTTCTTATATTCTTTTAAATCTTAAAATTCGTTATGGATATAAATGCTATCAAATCAAAGCTCGCTGCTATGGACAACCAAAGCAGTAAGCGTGAGAAGATCGATTACGAGAAAATATTCTGGAAGCCCGCCAATGGCAGTCACCAGATTCGTATCGTCCCTTCTAAATTCAACAGAGCAATGCCCTTTAAGGAACTTCTTTTCCATTATGGAATCGGGAAGTACCCTATGATTGCTCTATCTAACTTTGGTGAACAAGACCCTATCGTCGAGTTCGTCAATGAACTTAAAAAAAGCTCGGATAAAGACAGTTGGTCGTTAGCCGGTAAGCTTTCTCCAAAGATGAGAGTATTTGCACCTGTTGTAGTAAGAGGTGAAGAGGACAAAGGAGTTCGCTTGTGGGGTTTCGGTAAGGAAGTCTACAAAACTCTTCTGCAACTTGCTGAAGACGAGGATGTAGGTGATTATACTGATCTAACAAATGGCTTTGATATTAAAGTTAATATTACACCAGGAAACCCATATCCCTCAACTACTGTAAATATCAAACCTAAGATGTCTCCTTTGAGTGATAATAACACTCTAGTTGATCTTTGGTTGAAAGAGCAGCCAGATCCTATTGCAGGATTTAGCCGTTACGATTACGACTTTATCAAAAAGCAACTTCAAAGCTGGTTAAACCCTGACGCTGAACAGGCTGAAGAATCACCAGCACCGCAAGTGCAGCCCGTTATTAAAGCACCCGCTCCCGTATCGGACTTTACTCTTGAGGCCGTCCAACCTAAGTCAAATGTAATCGATAAGTTCGACGAACTTTTTACTAACGACCTACCGTTCTAAGTATGGCCAAGAAAACAGGAGTATCAGAAGCAGCTTCTAAAGCGATTAAAAGCTCATTTGATCTTAATAAGTTTAAAAAGAGTAAGATGCTGAGCAATAGCTCGGTTAAGTTTAAGGAGCAAAGATGGATACCATTGAGTAAGGCCTTTCAAGACGTTACTTCTATTCCAGGTATTCCTGTTGGTCATATTACTCTTTTAAGAGGACATAGTGATACCGGTAAGACTACCGCATTACTAGAAGCAGCAGTAGCTGCTCAAAGTGCTGGCATTCTTCCGGTATTCATTATTACCGAAATGAAGTGGTCCTGGGAGCATGCCCGTGAAATGGGTTTGCAAGTACAAGAAGTAGTTGACACGGATACAGGGGAGATCTTAGATTATGAAGGATTTTTTCTCTATACTGATCGAGGCAGAATCAATACAATTGAGGATGTCGCTGAGTTTATCTTAGATCTAGTAGACGAGCAGAAGAAGGGAAATCTTCCTCATGATCTCCTTTTCCTTTGGGATTCAATAGGATCAGTAGCTTGCGATTTATCCGTTCGTTCTAACAAGAACAATAACGAATGGAACGCAGGAGCTATGAGTACTCAATTTGGTAATAACGTAAACCAGAAAATCTTGCTATCAAGAAAAGAAGGCTTACCTTACACCAACACTCTAGTAGCCATTAACAAGGTCTGGACTATGAAACCAGGCATGCCGATGGAGCAGCCTAAGCTAATGAATAAAAATGGAATGACGATGTGGTACGACGCTACTATTGTTATCACCTTTGGAAATATTACTAACTCTGGTACTTCGAAAATCAAAGCTATTAAGGGAGGAAAACAGGTAGAGTTTGCTAAGCGCACTAAGATTCAAGTAGATAAAAACCACATAAACGGGATTACTACTCGAGGAGCTATCGTCATGACCACTCATGGTTTTCTAGAAGATGATAAAAAAGCTTTAGATAACTATAAAAAAGAACATTCGAATTACTGGCTTAATACTTTAGGATCAACTGACTTTGATCTCGTAGAGGAGGGTAGCATGGAGGAAGATATTCGTGATATTGGAGTTGATATAGACCTAAATGTCCTATAACGATATTCTGAACAAAATTCAGAAAAGCGAACCTAGGAAACTAAATGACCATGTATTACTTGTAGATTCAATGAATCTGTTTATCAGGAATTTCTCCATGATAAACTATGTTAATCATCAAGGCCATCATGTCGGTGGCCTTGTTGGTTTTCTAAAGAGTCTAGGTTATTTAGTTAGGATTACCAATCCCACTAGAGTCGTTCTAATTTTTGATGGAAAAGGTTCCACCATTAACAGGAAAAATATAGACCCTAACTATAAAGGTAATCGCAATCTAACGCGTATTACCCATTGGGAGGTATTCGATACTAAGGATCAGGAGAAAGATTCTATGGCCGCACAAATTGATAGGCTAATAGACTACCTTCACTGCCTTCCGGTCTTTCTACTGTCCGTTGACAAAGTAGAGGCTGATGACGTTATCGGTTTTATCTCAAACGGATTTAGTAAGAGGAAAAGTAAAGTAACAATAGTCTCCTCTGATAAGGATTTCTTGCAGTTAGTAAACGACCATACTCAGGTATATTCTCCTATTAAAAAGAAATACTATAACCCTCAAGCAGTTCATGATGAGTACGGAGTCTTAGCAAAGAATTATCTCATTTATAAAGCTTTGTTAGGAGATCAATCCGATAACCTAACAGGTGTAAAGGGATTAGGACCTAAAGGTGTTGTAAAGCTTTTTCCTATGCTTACTAATGAAGAAGTAGACGGGTTAGCACCTATTTTCGAACATTGCGAAAATAATCTTACTAAAGCTAAGGGGTATGTAAAGGTTCTATCTCAAATAGATAGAGTTGAAACTAACTACGAGCTAATGAATATTCAAGAATCAGTCTTGTCAGATAGCGACATATCAGCTATATTAGGTATACTTAACCATCCGGTAAACGATTTAAACACCGGGGGGTTTGCACTTATGTATGAGTCAGATAATTTAGGAGGAGGAATAACCAATAACATCCACACTTGGGTAGAAGTATTTCGCTACCTTGAATCAATTAAAAAATAGTTATGGTTTTAAATAAACTCTCACAATACGGAGTAAGCTTCCAGATCAAAGTAGTAGCTTCATTACTTACCGATAAAACGTTCTTACTTAATGTAAGGGATGTCGTATTGACTGAGTTATTTGACTCTCAAGCTCATCAATGGATCGTTGAAAACGCTTTACAGTACTTTGATAAGTACCATACCTATATTACTTTAGATGTATTGCAGATAGAGGTAAAGAAGGTATCTAACGAAGTCCTAAGAACCTCTATAGTTGAACAGCTCAGAGAAGCTTACAAAGCTTCGATGGAGGATAACAAATACGTTCAGGAGGAGTTTTCAGCTTTCTGTAAAAACCAAGAACTAAAAAGCGCTTTAATGTCTTCTGTCGATATGCTAGCAGCAGGTGATTACGATTCAATTCGGATTACTATTGAGAAGGCATTGAAAGCAGGTATGGATAAAAATATTGGTCATGAATATCTAAAAGATTTAGAATCTAGATATAGGGTTGATTACCGTCCTACTATTCCAACACCATGGGCTGAAATTAACCAGCTTACTCAAGGAGGTCTAGGGCCGGGAGATCTTGCTATCGTATTCGGTAATCCCGGTGGAGGTAAGTCATGGATGATGGTAGCTCTAGCCGGTCATGCTGTTAAACTAGGCTTTAACGTTGTCTACTATACCTTAGAGTTAGGAGAGCAATATGTTGGTAAGAGGTTTGACTGCTACTTTACCGGATACGATATCGACCATGTAAACTCCCATCGTAAGGAAGTAGAAGAGACAATTAATAAACTTCCCGGTAAATTAATAGTTAAAGAATATCCACCTAAAGGAGCTTCTATAACTACCATTAAGTCACATATCCAGAAACTTACTGATATGGAAATGAAACCTGATTTTATAGTAATCGATTATGTTGATTACTTAAAACCGCCTAGTAAGAAGTATACCGAGAAAAAAGACGAAATCGATGACGTGTACGTTGCTACTAAAGGGTTGGCTAAGGAATTGCAAATACCTATCGTTACTCCCTCGCAAGTCAATCGAGCCGGAAGTAAGGACGACGTTATTGAGGGAGATAAAGCAGCAGGATCATATGATAAGATTATGGTAGCCGATTTATGCTTATCTTTATCACGTAAGAAAGAAGACAAGGTTGAAGGTACAGGAAGAGTGCATGTTATGAAAAATAGATACGGAATGGATGGCATGACCTATAATGCTTTAGTAAATACCAACAACGGTCATATTGAGATATCTAATGAAATAAAAATTACACAAATAAGCAACGTACCTACTTCACTACCAGGAGTTGATAGTATTGATAGAGCTCTTTTATCTAAAAAATTCTTTGACTTACAATCACATAAGCAAAGCTAGAATCTATTTATATCAACAGCTTCTAGGACTAAAAATCTAGGAGCTGTACTTATCTAACAATCTATCAAATATATACAAATATGAGTATCCTTCAAGAGCGTATCGTCTATAAACCTTTCGAATATCCACAAGCCTATGAGTTTTGGCTAAAGCAACAACAAGCCCACTGGCTGCACACCGAAGTACCAATGGCAAATGATATCACCGATTGGAAGTCGAACTTAAAGGATCATGAAAAGAACGTAATAGGAGGTATTCTAAAAGGCTTCGCCCAGACCGAGACCGTGGTTAACGATTACTGGACCGGACTTGTTACTAAGTGGTTCCGTAAGCCTGAAATTATTATGATGGCAACTACATTCGGATCCTTTGAAACTATCCACGCCGAAGCTTACTCTCTGTTAAACGAGGAGTTAGGTTTAGATAATTTTGCCGAATTCATGGAAGACGAAGCTACTAAGAATAAGATCGAAGCTTTGATGACCGTTCGTGATGGTCATAACGGAGCTATCGACTATACCGAGGTTGCAAGATCCCTAGCTATTTTCTCAGCCTTCACCGAAGGGGTAAATCTATTTAGCTCTTTTGCAGTCCTGCTATCTTTCAAGATGAGGAATAAACTAAAGGGAGTAGGGCAGATCGTTGAATGGTCCGTCCGTGACGAATCTCTTCACTCTGAAGCCGGATGCTGGTTATTCCGCCAGCTCATGAAAGAGCATCCTGAGCTAAAGACTCCCGAACTAGTTGCTCAGATTGAGAAAGCAGCTTTGATGGCTTTAGACCTAGAGTTTAAGTTCATCGATAAGATCTTTGAGATGGGTGATCTAGAGAACTTAAGCAAAGACGATCTTAAGAACTTTATTAAGCACCGGGTAAATACCAAGATGGGGGACCTAGGGCTTAAGCCTTTGATTGCTTCTTCGGAGATTGATAAAGGAGCTTTGAAGACTATGAAGTGGTTTGATATGGTTATCGCCGGAAAGCAACATACGGACTTCTTCGCTAGCCGGGTCACCAACTACTCTAAAGGGCATATGGAGTGGGATTCAGCTTCAATTTTTTAATATATTTAGGATATGAATAATAGTATTTACGTAGACTCCTCACAGTGGGAGGTGGGAAAGGATTTTCCGGAATGGATGAACGATATGTCTCTAGCAACTATCTCTAAGGGGTACTTGCTACCGGGTGAGACTCCTAAGAAAGCTTACCAAAGAGTTTCTACTGCTGTAGCAGGGAGATTAAAAAGACCAGACCTCGCTCCTAAGTTCTTCAAGTATATGTGGAAGGGTTGGTTAAACCTAGCCTCTCCCGTGCTTTCGAATACCGGCACTGAAAGAGGCTTGCCCATCTCATGCTTTGGCATCGATACACCCGATAGTATTAGGGGCATAGGGCTGACAAATGCAGAGCTAATGCGTCTCTCGTCTCTAGGCGGAGGTGTAGGAGTAGGATTATCCCGCGTTAGAGAAAGAGGCACCCCTATTACCGGGAACGGATACTCCGAAGGTATTGTGCCCTGGGCTAAGATCTACGATTCTACTATCATCGCTACTAACCAGGGAGCAGTCAGAAGAGGAGCAGCCTCAGTAAACCTAGATATCAATCACGGAGATATTAAAGAGTTCCTTCAGATCAGAAGACCTAAAGGAGATCCTAATAGGCAGTCCTTAAATCTTCACCAGTGCGTAGTGGTAGATGATAAGTTTATGCATAAGCTAGAAAGACGCGACCAGGAAGCAGTCGAGCTATGGGTTGAGATTCTTAAGTCAAGGGTTGAGACTGGAGAGCCTTACCTTATGTTTAAGGATAACGTTAACAATGATAATCCAACGGCCTACATTAAGAACAACCTCGATGTATCGATGACCAATATCTGTACCGAGATTACCCTGCATACGGACGAAGAGCATTCGTTTATCTGCTGCTTAAGTTCAGTGAACTTAACCAAGTACGAGGAATGGAAAGACACCGATCTTATCGAGACTTCGATTTACTTTTTGGACGGGGTGATGGAAGAGTTTTTATTTAAGAGTGACGGTAAGGATTCTCTTGCTAGGTCTAACCGCTCGGCTAGAAAGGGCCGAGCAATCGGTTTAGGGGTATTAGGATGGCATTCTTTCCTACAGGGTAAAGGTTTGCCTTTTAACTCTATTAGTTCTACAGCATGGACTAATAAGATCTTCGCTCAGATTAAAACCCAAGCCGAAGCAGCTTCTCGCAAGCTAGCCGAAGAGTACGGGGAGCCGGAATGGT